TATCGCATGAGAATGTGGATGATAAATCCTAAGATTTTATGCAGAAAACATCTTCTTGGGGAACATGGAGAAATACATAAACATCGTCATAATTTTAGGTTTTACATTTTTATCACATTTTTTACAAAAAATTAGTGCCATTATTTTTCCTTTACTAATTTAATATAATTCATTAAACATGTTTCCAATTGGTCTAATTTGTTTCATAACGTATTGTTCTAGTTTATCTTTATTATTTAAAAACATAGACCAAAAAGCACTATAATGCTCAGGCTTATATTGACTTATGTGTATTCCTAATTCACGTTTACGCTCTTCTGTAACTTTTAAACCGTCATCATTCCATCTTAAAGCTTTAGTAGTAGTTCTCCGGCTATCCCATATCTGACACACAACTTCAGAAAATTGATCTTCTAGTTTTTCTACTATTTCATCTTGAGATATTCTATAACCATTCCATGTTTTAGAAAAGGTAGTTTTGCCCGATCCTATAGGTCCTACCATTAAAAATAATTCTTTTTCTATAATCATACTTTATTTTACCGGACAAAATCCTTCTGCGCATTCTAAATTTTCTAAATCTTCTCCAGATTGAATAGAATCTACATCTAATGTTTTTATTTTCTTTATGTTTTTTTCATAATCAATCTCATTAATTCCCTCTAAAGGTGCCTGATCAAAGCCGTGGTCTGAATGACATAAAAAACTAATAGATTTAAGATATTTAAGATTTTTAGATAACCATTGTTTTAATTCTGGTATTTCTTGTTTTTTATAATATACAGTTACGGACACTGCTTGATCTGCCCAGTGTTTTTGTGCCATTTTTAAAACATTTAGCTGTTTCCAAGTATCAAAATCTTGGTCAGCGGTAGGAGTTCCGTCTGGAGTTTGCATATAAAAATCCACTACTAATGTTCCGTGATCAATAGTTCCATCAAACTTCTTAACAGGTTCCATAGGATGCCCTGCTGCTTTTAATAGAGGAATAAGTTTGTCATTAGCTGCAAACCTAACGCGTCTAATATAGAACTTAGAATATGCCGGATGAATTCCAGGAGTACAGTCTCCTAGTAGACTAAGCGTACCACTTGGCTTTACTACAGTAGTTCTTATAGACTCAGGAATTCCTAGTTTTTTAGAATACTTTTCGTTTTCATTTTGAATAGCTGCATATACTTCGTCTAATACTTCTGGTACAAAAAGACTAGACTGAAGACATCCAGTAATTCCTGTTCCAATTCTTCGATTCCGTGCAATTACCTCTGCACTTTTAGTATGATGGTAGCTTTCGCAGGTTATGCGCTTACCCCAACGGTGCATTAATTTGGCAGCTTCTTTTAGCTCTTCTTTATTACTCATGTTTGAAAGAAATAGTTCTTGTAGGTTGCACGGCTCTCCATCTTCTAAACAGGCTTCAGCGCACTGTCCCGTAACTATTCCATTAAAGCATCCCATATTTCTCTTGGGCTCAGTGAAACAATAAACTGTATCTGCTACATGAGACTCAGTAATATCTACTACTGTGATGAACCTACTGGCGTCTCTTTGAGGTTTTTTATCAAAGGAAAGCCTTTCACACTTTAAGCCAAGTCTTTTAAGATGTTGCATCTGTACTGCACCAATGCAGATTCTATTAGTTTCTTTACAATTAAACTCTTTTAATCCTCCGTATCCATCAGGCATCATACGCTCGCCTTCACGGTTAGCTGGTACAATTTTACTAGCTACTCCTACTGTAGTTAAAAGCTTTTGTAAGTTAATTAGAAACTCCTTATCAATTGATACTAATTGTAATCCTCCTTCTTTTAGCTCACACCCATCTCCATCAAATAATCCCGCTAGCCAATCTAACCTTGACTTCAAGTTCCAATGAAAAGGTACTAAGTTTTTAGGATGAGCATCAAAATCTTGAAAGGCCGCTATTCGTTTTTGGTTGTTATCTTTTCTATACCGTTTAATAGACAACCTATCTTTACACATCATCTTAGGCTCGTATATCCAGAAGTAATTATACCCATCCATACCTTCTGCCGAAATAAATCCTTGAGTATAAGCGTATTCTACTTCTTTACCATGTTCTATTACAGGGTAATCATGTTTAATAAGCTTCATGCCAGACTCTAAATCTTTAGCTTCTACTCGTTCTGATTTACCAGAATACCCTTGAGCTATTACAAACTTATGATTCTCGGTACAATCTAAAGTCATGCCATTCGATAAGGTTACTTTCAAGATCTGCCTATTATGTCCTGTAATCTTAGGAGTTACTTCACTCCATTCAAAGCCATTCCATACTTCTATAGGCCTATCTAATACTTCATCTATTCTATAGTATCCATCTGGAGTTAGTATCTCAGTATTACCTGTAACGCAAGGATTCATCCCAATTGCTGTATCTTTCTTGCGCTCTCCCATTCTCCCGTAACGTTGCATATTGGTTCTATTGATTATGCCGAAGGGTTCTCCGTGTTCGTAAGTTTTCCAAAAAGAACTATGCACGTCTTCGATATCATCACATACAATAGAAAAGTTTGCCATAGCTCTTTCTGTTGGAACGTTTTTAAGATCCCACCGCTTAGCTCTTAAATACTCCTTATCCCAAGCATCGCCAAGAATAATGATGGCACTTCGTCTAACATTACCAGCTACTACCATTTCTCCTATAGTACAGATAATATCTGCTGCGTCCAGCGGCTTTGGCTGTTTACCCTCTCGTGCAATTAGAATTCCACACAATTTTTCTACACACTTAATTAACGGAATAGGTCCAGAAGATTTACCACCGAATCCTTTGATAGCTTCTCCTGCTCCTCTAATGCAGACAGTTGAATAGCTAAAACTCTTACCTGTTTCAAAAAAAGATTCTAGCACTTTTCGTGTTAATTCACACCAACCTTCTCTACTATCAGGTACAATAAAATCAGCATCAGTAGTATTTTTATGAAAGATCTCTACTCCTTCTTTGATCTTGGGAAGCTTAGAGGTAAATTTATGTTCTACTGAAAGTCCCACTCCTCCGCCTAACATGAGAAGATCTTGTGCCATTACAAAATTATTCCACTCTTTTGATGTTGTAAACCAACAGTTAGAGGTCAAACACCATCCATCAATAACAAACTGTTCGTATTCAGGTACAGTAGCGCATAATACTTTGTGTGTCCCAGCTGCCTTAAGCTTTGTAATCTTAAGATGGTTTCTTTTTTGTCTACCTTTTTCTTTCCACAGTTTACGATGTTCTTCTTTTAAGAAAAATGATTCTGTTAAGTCAGAGGGGGATATATTTATACAATATAATTCACGCTCTTCTTTATAATTAGAAGAAGTGGAATCTAATCTAGGCTCAGTTACTCCTACTCCTAGTTCTTTGAACATCATAGTTACCGCTTTTAGTTCTTCTAATCTGGACGAATGAAGCCTCATCTCTCCGTTACTTTTTCTCATACGACCACCGGCTGCAAAATACCCCGCTAAGAATCCAAACTTATATTTGGCATCTTCTTTATAAGAACCTTCTGGTAATTTACCCCAGGCTAGGGGGCAGTTATTTACTGCGGCCTTATCGTCATAGTTACTTAGAAATCTATCCTTATGAAATAATTTACGTAAAACTTCTACGTTTTCTGTCCCAAACTGACGAAGTTCTCCATTTCTACGAGAGCCGTCTCCAAAAAAGAAGCCGTGCTTAGCTCCTTCTTCTGATAAATTATAGTTCTTAGATAAGGTAACTTTGGGTAAGTGCATTCCCTCTTTTAGTTCTTCTGTAGATATTCTCTTCCAATTATCTTTAGTAGTATTTCTAGTAAACCATCTATGATTCATAGAAGCTATTACAGTAGTAGAGATACCGTGTTTATCCTCATAAGTAATTTCCATACACGGATGCTTTTCAAAAGAAGACACAGTACCCGTAACCCACTTAGCGTTAGAAGGTCCAGGTATATGATCTCTGCCGTATAGTTTAGTGCTACTTAATAAAGTTACTTCTTTATCCTCTAGTTCTCCTATAGCTACCCAACCGTGTTCTTTCGTTAAAACCTTAGTATCTTCGTGTAGAGGATTTATTAGGGATTCTCCTCCAAGATGGGCATGAGCTGGAGCTCCTGAAAACCACAGACCTCTGCCCGCGGGCATTGCTTTTCTTTCTGTAATAAAATAACGTAATCTTTCTATTTCTTTTTCAGAAACTTTATGATCTTTGACGTTACCTCGTATAATTCTTTCAACTGTATCTTTCCAATTTTCTAATTTTCCATTATCTTCTCTGGCATAAGTGCGCTTATATACTACCTTTGCTAAATTTGACCATCGTTTTGTCATACTCTACTACCATAGCCTCCAAAAATTTAATAATCAGCTGACCAATAGACTTTAGTTAATTTATTTACTTTTTTATCTTTAATAGTTTCTTCTTTAGAAACATTTCTTACTTTTATGATTCTTTCAGCCACTTCGTCTAAAGTATATCCCAAACACTTCACAGATAATACTGTTTCTTTTAATTCATCAATTGTAAATTCTTTTGTTTTTTCGACCCAAGTATTTAAATCTTCTTGTTTTATGTCTGTAATCTTATGTTTTAAATAAACACTACGAGCCTCTAAAGAAGGCATACCAACTTCTATAATGTTACTAAAACGCCCTGGTCTTTTAAGTCTACTTGGAATATCTTCAATATAATTAGTAGTAGCCAAGAATATGATATTATCTCTTTGAACCTCACCGTCTAGTAAATTAAGAAGCTCTGATTCCCATGATTTTAATAATTCATCTAGTTCTTCGAATACCACTACAACTAAGTCATTAGGTTGAGTAATGTCTAATTCCCTAAGAGCATCTAATAGATCATCGGGTCTAGGATTCATTAGTACTATTCCGTTTTTATCTAAAACTTTTTCACATACTCTATTTACAATACAGGTTTTACCTCCACCAGGTACTCCATAAAGTAATGTGCTTCTTTTATATAAAAATCCATATTTATTAAAATTTTCTTTAGTTTTATCTTTTAAGAAATAATCAATCTCAGATAACACTTTATCGTAAGCACCGCTGGGTAAATCAAGAAGTTCATCGTAATTAGTATTAATTGATTTAAAAAGCAATTCTTTAATCATTTCATTAGTTTCAATTTCATATACTCCTACAGGAAGTTTTTTATGTACTCCTGGAGAATTTGATAAATTAAATTTATTATCATTTTCTACAAATATTTTACTCATCCAAATGGGTCCTTTTTTTTATTATTTTCTATATCACTTTTAAGAATTTCAAGATCTTGTTTTTCTTCTTCTGTTAATCCTCTAATTTCAGCTCTTAGTCCATTCCAATGCATATCTACTATAAATTCTTTTCCCATTCTAGTTTTAAGACCAGCTATAGTTATGAAATTATCATTATCTGTATTATATCCATAGCGCCACATTCCAAAAAGAACAGTAGCTGATTCTTCAATGGCACTACTTCCTTTGGCGACTCTAGAAGATTTAAGAGGAGTATTAGGAGCTCCTTTATCTCTACCAACTTGAGCTAAACTAATAATTAAAATACTTAGCTCATTTGCAAGGTCTTTTAATCTAGGTGCTATAAGATTTAAATTAGCTGTAGCGTCTGAATAAGGTCCATGAATTAAATTAATATAATCAAATACCGCTAGTTTAAATTGAGGTCCATGTTGTTCTTTCATAGATCTTAAAGTATTTTCTATTGTTTCAATAGATACTCCACCTCTAAAATCAAAAAATACATTTTTATAATTTTCTAAAATTAATCTATCTATTTCTTCTTTTTTCTTAATATCTTTTTTATAAATATTATACAACTCATTAGAAGAAATACCACTTACTTTATGTGCTAGCTTTTGATAAATTAAAGCATCACTCATGTCCATACTTCCAAATAAAGATTTAATATTTTTTTTACTGGTATTATTTAATATATTAAGAACTAAGCTAGTTTTACCTACTCCAGCAGTAGCGGCAATAACTACGTGTGTTTTGGTTTGCAGTCTAATTGCTTGATCTAATTCAGGAATTCCTATCTGTACTGTATTCTTATCGATATCTTTTGCATAACTAGAAAATGTATCTTTAATTGCGTCAATAGTTACTGGTTCCTTTACGTTTTTTCTTTTATTTTCGCAATTATGTGGTCCTTTTGGGCACAGTTTTTTTAAAACTGGATCTGTTTTACAGCTATAAGTTCCACCTTTCCAATAAATAGAATATACACTATTAATAATATTTCTAATTTCTTCTTCGTTTATTTCTTTTTCATTAGGATGTCTTTCGTGCTGTATTTTAGATATTCCTTTAAGAAGACTTTGAGTTACCTCTTTATGCATACCTTGTGCCTTATAGTGAGCGGCCATAATAGTTAGGCAGTGGTTGCGTTCGCCTTCTCCAAAATAGCCTTCCTGGATTGTATATTTACACGCCGGCATGGTTTTATGTCTACGATTATAGTCAATTTGGCCTAAATCAGCTTGTATAGGAGTAATACTGCTAGTAGACAGTTTTGCCATTTGTATAATGTTGTCGGGAAGTTCTACTTCTACGTTATTCCAATTTTCAGCATTAGCTTCTTTAGCCAGAGTGATTATAGCGTTCATGTCTAATTCACTTAGTTGAGAAAAACTCAAGGGTATTTTATATAAACCCGTAGTTTGGTGTTTAGTATTAGGAATTCTAAATACTCTAGAAGCATTATAAATTTGATGATCAACCGTAGTCAGTCCTTCTGCCAAATTTAAAGTTATTGCCTTAACTTCTTCTGGAGTAAATCTTTCAGTAGTTTTAATCTCAACTGAGAATCCTTTTTTACCAGAAAAACACATTGTAATTTGATCTTCTTTTAGTCCTTTTTGAAGAAGTCTTCCTACTAATTCTTTAGCGTCTTTACGTGCTTGTTCTACGTTTGAGGCGCAATCAAAATCCCATAATAAAAATGGAGTTTTAACGTTTAAAATTCCTTTTACTGTATTATTTTTTTCAAATTCTTTATATCGAAGATCCTAATAAAGACTACTACGCTTCTATGTTTTATTATAATAGCGCTCAATATAAAGAATTTA